ATGGACCCGATAGAGCCCACGCCGGCCATGATCGACGCTGGCGTTGCCTTCGCGTTATGTGTGAAGCTTGGCGGTGATTATCGGTGGAGTGATTACGTCGCAGATCTGTGGCGGACCATGGATGCCGCACGTCGTCGTGGAAACCCCTCCCCGCAGGATGAAGGATGACCACGATTGCCACTGACGGAAAATCGATGGCGGGCGACGGGCTGCTGAACTCCAACGCCGAATGGGTGGTGGCGATGGATTTTAAGAAGGTTCGCCTGATCGGCAAAGATGTTGTCGGCGTGGCTGGTGACGCACGGACTTGTGAGAAGTTCTTCTCAGCATACGAGGCGGGAGAAACTACCTCATTCTATAGCGGGGCGGAATATGCTGCGGTTGCCCTGACAAAGAATGGCGCTTTCGCTTATGACGGGAGCTACCCTGTGCCTGTAGCTGTGTCCTTACCCTTCGCAATCGGCAATGGGGCCAAGTTTGCCATGGGCGCGATGGACGCGGGTGCTTCGCCGATTGAGGCTGTGAGGATTGCTTCTACGCGCTGTCTGCTGACGGGTGGGGATATCTACGAACTGCCCCGCGCGGGAAGGTGATGCGGGCCGGGCTTGATACCGGCTGCGTTTCTGCTCGCCGGATTGCCTCTGTGCCTTGGCCAGAAGGTCCGTCAACGTCTAGCGTAATCAGTGCTTCCATCAGCACCGCCGCATCACACATTCACCCTACTCAATTTCCCCGAATCGGTCCACCCTAAACAGATGCCCGACCAAGCACCGAAAGACCGCGCCTCCGAATACGCCCGCGAACAGACGATCGCGGCATTCTATCATCACTCGCGAGCTGCCAGTAAACGCCCTCCCTCGGAAGCCCAGCTAAAGCTCGACGCGGCCTTCCAGAAACGAGCCGCGGAGGAGAACTTCCTTCCCCTCGATACAGCGCCCCGCAACAAGGTCATCCTCATCCGGGCCGCGACAGGCCATGTCTACAGGGCAAGGTGGCACCGTGATGCCTGGGATAAGAACAAGGGCGCGTGGATCGAAGAAATCACTGGTGGCGTCGTGCTGGGGCCTGCGGGGTGGCGGGATCGCCTCTTTTGGCTATCATGAACAGAATCTAGTCGTTCTTCACGAAAAGTCCGAATAATAGTATAGCCAGATCTTGTGGGTTGCTTTCACGTTCGAATTCAGCCTCGCCCATTTCATAGGCAATGATGATGCGGCAAGCGTCATTAAGCAATGCCTCCGTCATCCCTTTGGGGCGAACGCGATCCCAAACGATAGAGCGCTGGGAGCTCTGGGAAGCTCCCAGCGCTTCACTTTCATGCGCCGGCCTGTCGATCTCCATATGTTCTCTCGCTCTTGGTGTGTAAAAGGCATAATCGCCGAGGGTTAGGAGCCTGTCTTGCTGAACCCGAGCTGTGTTATCGTGAACGTCATGTCGATGGTTCCGGTGCTGAGCTGAAAGTTGAGATCGAAATTCGTGCCGCTCAGGGTAAGCCCGGAGTATGTAGCATTCGACAGGTCGAGTGCGCCGGATTGGATGATAAGATCGGTCTGGTTGATATTCAGATTTTCATTGAGGTAGCGGGTCTGCCCTCCGTAAAGCGACGGCTTGTTTCCGGCCGTTATTTGTTGCGTGTAATTCGCATTGCTCCAGGTTGTCTGGAGGGACAGTAGGGTTTGTTGAAGCACGCCGGAGGTAAGAGTATAGCCGAGTTTTACACAAGTCCGGTAGATATCCCCGGCGCTGCCTACGGTTCGATTGTTGAAAGTGGTTTGCCGGATACGCAGAAGTGCCGCGTCGACAGCGTTGGTTCCGGTGACATGAAGGGTGATGACGTTGGCACCAGTTGTGCCGTCAAGTGCCGTGGTGACATCGACATTTAATGCATCGGGGCAGTTGAGCGCCCATCCGGTTGGCATTGTTCCGGTGTGAGTGCCGGTGCCGGTGAATGTTCCACCTGTTCCGGTTCCGAGCGGATTGGCGTTGCAGAAGGTCGAGGCAGTCGCCGATGTGGCGAGATTGTAGCGCGTGGTCGGAGCGCCTGCCCCCGACAGTGCATTAACCCAACTGGCAACTTTGGTCGCGATGCGGTACATGCCGTAAGGCATCGGATGAACGTCATCGACATGGATACCAACGATATTTCGGCGCAGGGTCGTGGTCGAAACATCGTAGATGGTCGGATCTTCAAAAACGTCGATGACCTTGATCCGGGGGTTCGCCAGCGCGTCGCCAGAAGCATAATCATATTTGTCATATTGCGCGGACAGCGCCGCCAGCGCATCGATCTGTGGCTGTGTCAGATAGTAGCTCGTCGGACCAGTGCCCGTCTTCGTCTTGCCGCCCGGAAGCTCGTTCAGGACGATGATATTCTTGGGCCGCCCGTTATAGAGCGGTAGAACGCCGCCATAAGGTGCGTAAGCGACGGTCGGATCGGTGAGCGAGGCGAAAGCTGCAGCGATGGCGTTGAACGTGTTTGCACTGCTCGCCAGCAGCCCGTTGTTAACGCCGGCCAGCCAGATGATGTTTGAGGATGGATTGGCGGCGACATAGTCGAGACCGAGGGTCGCGGTGGTCGGGCGGGGGATGGTGAGCATGTCACTGGTTGCGTCAGGGCCGACGCCTTGCCCGCCGATACCATAAGAGAAGTTATACCCTGTTCGCATCCGCTGTTGCGTCATGCTGGGGAGCCAGAAATCGAGCCCGCCTAGCGGATTGCTGTAGATGTAGGTGCCGCTACCGATCGCTACCGATGGGTTGTTGCCGCCTAGCGTAGATCGACTGTCTCCGAAGACCAGGAAATCCCAATTGTCGGGCATGGTGAAGGTTGCGGGTGCAGCTCCTCCACCACCAGCAGGCCGCGTCAGTCCAAGGCCAAGCCCGAGCCCCAATTCCGGAGCCCGCAGCCGCGACAGGTGGCGATCAGTCTTCATCGTCTTCCTCTTCGATATCGATGTCGCCCTTGTGCAGGACGCGGAAGGCCAGCACGAAGCCGGCCACGGACAGCAGAGATCCGATCCACAGCAGCAGGGTTTGCCACCAGGGTTGGATGTTGGGGGTCATTTTCGCTTCACCGCGTCGTCCCACGCGCCGATCGTCGCCAAGTGCTTGGCTGCGCATTCGGCATAGGTGAGCAGAAGGCCCGCCTCCCATTGCGCGCGTTCAGGGTCGAGCGGCGGCACGGATGCTATCTGTGGGCACGGGCTCGCCAGATTTGCCGGTGGTGGCGGCATTGGCACGCTGACGTGCGGCCTCGAGCACGAGGAGAGCGTCAGGGCGCAGAGCGCAATCGGCAGGAACCGGGACATTGCGGTAGACCTCGCGAATGGTGTTGATGGCTTCGGTGCGGACAGGATCGATCGACTGACGAAAGGCCTCGAAGCCAGCGGCCTGCCGGTCGATCTTGCCCTGCATCTGGTCCTTCTCGGCTATGAGGCGATTTGCGGCCCTTAGAGCAGCGCTGTCCGCGAAGGCGTCTCGGACTGCCCAGCCTCCTACGGCCCCAGCCAGAGCGCTTCCTGCGGCGATGTAGCCCCAGAGCGGGATCACTTCGGCTCCTCCGTCTTCATCGTGCCCTGAACCTGCCCTTCGAACGGGACCTCACCCCCGACCGATCCGCCGATCCCCGCTGGCCCGGTCCACGTCACCCGCGCCTTGAACATCGTCACCACCATGACGAGGAACGACAGGCCGATGACGCCGAGCAGGCCGATGATCGCGTGGTCTTTCAGATCGAGCAGGCGTAGGATGATGGTCGTGCAATCCTCGGCCACCGGGCGCGTGCCGCTCATCTTCGCCGAGCTGATCGAGACGGCGCACCAGCGCGCGGGCACAAGGCCGTACAGCTGCCAGATCAGCATCGCGCCCATCGCGAGTGAGCCGAAGATGATCGCCCAGGCAGTCCATTTGATGGTCTGGTCGGGCTTCATGGATACGCCGCCCACGGCAACTGCCAATGCGGGCCATCCTTGAAACTTCGCCAATCCCCGCCCCATTCGATCTGGACACCCTCAAGCTGGGCCGCTGCTTTCACGACGTTGGCGAGCCGATGATAGAGCGGCCAATCCCAGGAAACCTGTCCATCGAGCATCGGCGCCAGATCGACCGCATGACCGTCCAGATGGCGGGATTTCATGGTCTTCGTCGCGCGCTGGGCAAATAGCTGCTTCTGGCGTTCGATGGTGCGAAGCCCCTCCAGAACGGTGAAGTCCAGATCCGAGATCGCGGCGGCCTTGTGGACCACGCTGACGAGATCAGGATGGACGCCTTGAAGGCGGTTAAGGCTTCTGTCGCCCAAGGTAATGCTCACGATCCATGCCCCCCGAAAAGCAGGTTGAACAGAAAGGCGAGGAAGCCGACGCAGACCGTCCCGGCCGCCATGATGCCCGCGATGAACCCGGCTCCCCGATGCTGCTGCCCGGTGATCGCATCGAGCTTATTGCCGATCCGCTCCTCGAACTTGTCGAGCCGCGCGCTGAAGCCGCCGACGATCATCTGCGTGCTGGCCTGATCGTGTTTGACGATCCTGACCTCCGCCTTCACATCGGCTATGTCGGTCCGCGTGTTAGCCTGTCCGATTTCGAGCTTGCCGACATCGCTCTGGAGGTTAGCGATCGTCGCCGCGAGGGACTGCAGCTGGCGCTCGATCTCAGCTTCCGGCATCACGGCACGCCCCCGTTGGCGGTTTCGATAAATGGTTGAGGACGATTCATGCCGGCCACCCCGACTCGATGTCGATCGCCTCAAGGGCGGCGATATCGGCGGCAGACTCGATCTCGTCTTCCAGATCCTGTGCATGGGAATGCGCAGCAGCGACCTTCAGAAGCACCAGAGGGCCGACAGCCATCACCCCCGCGCCATCGAGAGTGACGCGGCTGCCATCCATCAGCTTGAACCGAACTTCGAAGGGCTGGCCCGCCATTGTGGCGAGAATGGCTCCTGTGACCGCCCCGTTGACGTTCACCAGCCCCTTCAGGTCGGTGTAGAACGTCCCGACGCCGGGCACTGCGCAGCCGCCATCGATAACGGCGTCACGCTTGGCCTGCAGCAGTTCGAGCTTGTCCGTTTTCGCCGATGCCATGTCGACAACCGGCACGAAGCCAAAGCCCCGATAACCCAGCGCTTCGGATGTCCAGTCGAGTGCTGCAAGGCTCGTTTCGGAGAGCCCCACAAGATCGGGCGGCAGTTCGCCGGGCGGCCCTATATCCGCTCCGTCAGACAACCTCTTTTTCTGCCATTTGATCATAGTCGTTCCTACGCGAGGTCGTCGGTTGCGAAGTTGTCGACGGTGAAGGTCGTGTCGGTGTGGCGCTGATGGATTCCGCAAAGGCGGCCGGTTCGGGGCAGTGCCGCTGGAAAAACATCGGTCCGATAAAGTGCGCCGCTTTGGTAAACCGCGATCGTGCCGGCGTCGGTGTCGACCACGAAACGGTAGACAAGTCCGGTCATGTTGGACCCGCCAAGGCCGGTGTCGGTGACAGACCCGGCGACGCACTCGGTCCGCGCAATGGCGTCGTTGACGAGGCGGTAGCCGATCCAGTTCTGGGCATTGAGAACATAGGCCAGCACGGTCGGGCCGTTACCCGTGCCCGGCGTCGTCAGCAGCGCTTCGGCATAAAAGCGCGATGACGATCGCCCTGGTGCCACGCACAGGGTGCTGAGGTTGCTTGAATGGGCGACGACCTTGCCGCCGCTGATCTTGAGGCCGCCAGATGTCCCGCCGATCAAGCGCCAGTCCCATGCGCCGTCCAAGACATCGTTCGCGCGGCCGAAAGCGTCGCGAAATAGGTTCGTCCGCTTGTCGCCGCTCATATTTTGCGCGGACATCCCTACGGCCGGCAAGGGAGCCTGCCGGGCGAAGAGGCGTTGCGCCGACATGCCGCGAGCGCCCTGCATGTTAGTAAGCGAAGCCCTCGGCGCGGAACACGATGCCGGTGTTCGAAACGCCGATGCCTGCGTACAAGCTCTCACCCGCGAGCAGGATCAGAGGCGAGGTCTCGGTGAAGCCGAAGTCGGCTGCGGTCTGGCCGGTGGTCTGCGCGACGGTGTAGGCCGCCATCAGCTTCGAAGCGATGAAGCGCTTGGTCGTGCCATTATCAGGCGAGGCATAAAGCTGTAGCTCGGTCGCCGTGTTGGTCGCGCGGGCCAGCGCAGTTACCCTGGTGATGCGCGCGCCATTGGTCTGCGTCGCGATCAGGACAGCGGTGTTCGACGGCGAGTCCGTGTAGCTGGTGTTTGCCGTGGTGACGACAGCGGTACCCGAGAGCGGCGTCTGCGGCGTGATGATCGAGTTGGCGGTGACGGCCATATCTATTCCCCTAGAGAGCTACTGCGAAGGCGATGGCGAGCGCGGTCGAGGCCACCCCCGTCATGGTGTTGTCGGCGAATGCGATGGTCTTGTTGGTTATGGTCTGCGTGGCGGACGTGGTGACATCGCCCTGCCCGGCGAGCAGCGCCCAATTAGTGCTGTCCGACATCGGGTCAGTAGTGCCCGCTCCGTTGGTCTTGCGGCGGTAGCTTTTGTAATCCCCCGGCGACCAGCGCACGTCACCAATCGCGTAGGTCGTGCCCGATACCCATATCGCCGAGGCCCCGTTCGCGGCGATGGCGGCGGCGGCGGCGTTCGATGCGGTCAGCGCGTCGGCGTAAACGTCGGTGGCCGTGTCATACATCCAACCGGCAAGCTCATTCTCTTCCTCGCCACGGGGCTGCTGCGCCGCGTTGAAGGCGTCGGCGATAGCGACGTAGGTGACGCCGTCTGAAGCCGAACCGCGAACAGGGGCGGTCGGGAGGTCAGTGATTGTCGGAGGGGTCGTCGGTGCCGGCATCAGGTGAGCCCTTCCAGTTCGAGCGAGGCAAGGGAGTGCGTCGGATAATCGATCTCGACATTGTAATTTCGGTAGATCCCGAAGACGGCGGTCGAAGCGTATTGGTCGCTCATGAGGTAGAGGATCGGCTGAGCCCGGTACGACGCCATCAGGCGGTCGAACTCGTCAGTGAAGCCGGCGGTGATGCGAACGCGGTATGAGCCAGTGCGGGAGAAGCTGAGCGGCACGAGCGTATAGACGCCAAGCTCAACATCGATGCGGGAGTAATCCTTTATCCCAATACTCGCTCCGTAGAGCGTTGCCCCCATGTCGCGCGCCTGCCCGACAATCGCCGTCCCGACCTTCGTGTCTTCGCCGCTGTTGCTAACCGAAATTTGGATGGTAGGCGCGACGTAGGGGGTGATGCCGGTGATTATCAGGTCAGTCTTGCGGACGATCGGTTCGTAATAATAGGCGTAGATATCGAGGATGCCGTCATTCTGAACGAGATTGAACTCTTCGCTGAACACCGTACCGTCGATCGCATCGGTGATGATGACCTGAACGTAATTTGCGTCTAGATTGAGCAGCGCGACACTGTCGACGCGACCGGCAGGCTGGACCTGAACCACGATCTCCGGCACGCCGACCGTCTGCGACCCGTTGATGGTGTCGAACATCTTCCAGGGATTAGTCGCGCCGAGATCTAGCCAGGCATCGGCACCCGCTTCCGTGCCCGGTTCTGTCGCCGTGGAGGGGCTGGCGATGACCTCGTAGAGGCGATGGTTGTGCACCTTCTCGACGCCGGTCGCATAGGTGCCAGCGGTCCACGCTGCGGCATCGTCTTCCGGCACGTTCGACGAGATGAACGCCGTGTCGTCTATGGTAGCGGGCCTAACCAGCTTCATGCCGCAACCTCCACCGGAAGCGGCTGATCGTCGTCGGCGCGGACCGTTAGGATGCCCTGTTTGATCGAGCCGTGGATGTCGCGGGCAAGCTGGTTTATGGAGAAGACGATCGGCACCAGCGCGGCGTTCATTTCCTCGCGCATGGCCTTCAACTCGTTCGTCGTCTCCCGACTGCTCCCCATCGCCTGCGCGATCTGCTCGGCGGTGAAGATGCGGCTCGGGCCCGTCACCTCAAGCTCAGGTCCGTTCTCCCCGACCCGGCGCAGGCCGCCCGAGTGCTCGCCACCCGAGGCAAAGCTCGGAATACGTCCGTAAATCCCGGCATATTGGTTATCGTTCGCGGCCTTCACCGCCGCCGCATCCTGCGCGAGCCGGGCCGCTTCATTGGCCGCTGCGGCATCCGCCAGCGCCTTGGCCGCCAGTGCCGAAGCTTCGGACAGCGCCGCGATCATCTGCGCGCCGGTCTGCTTCTGAACCTCGATCAGGCCCGCGAAGCCGGCCGCCGTGATGTCGCGCATCAGGCCGTCACGCTCAGCCTTCGCCTTCTCATATTCGGCGACGGCATCGGTGAAGGATAGGTCGTTGTCCTTGAGTTCGGTCAGGAGCGCCATCTGTGCACGGGCCTGATCGGCTGCGGCCTTGGCCGTCTGCATCTCGGCGGCGGCTTGTTCGATCGTCAGCTGGACATCGCCTAGCACCTTCAATTGCTGCTCGGCGGCGGACGCCCTGCCCTCGGCGACCGATGCAGCGGCGTCCGTGGCCGACTTCACCCGCGCCAGTTCACGCAGCATCGAAACCCGGTCGGTCGCATTTTCGCGGATCGACTTGGCAAGATCGGAGCCCACACCTGCCAGATCGTTCGCCGCGTTGAGATCCCCACCCTTCGCCGCGACTGCCAGCGTGTTGAACTTCGAACGCAAGCCGGTCTGGCTCTGCTCTCCGAAGATCGTGCCCGAGAAGGTGCGGAGCTGCTGCGCGGCGCTGGAGAAGGCCGACATCTGCTCGCGGAGCATCGACTTGTAGGTTTCAGTCGCGTCGGCCTCGCGCGACAGCACCTCCGCGAAAGACGACTTCACCGCCTCGCCCGCCGTGTCAGCCTTGCTCTTGAGGTCATCGAGCGTCGAGCGGATCGGCTCGAATGCCGACTGGATCGCTTCCTTCTGGCGCAGCGCCATCAATTCCTGCAGCTGGGCATAGTCGGCCGCCGAAGCACCTGCCTCGTCGAAGATGTCGGCCAGCTTGCGGAATTCGGTGGAAATGCCCTCGATCGCCGACCTGGCCGGGTTCGCGCGGCTCGCCAACTCCTTGAAGACACCTTCGAACGCCATCGCCTTCTGAAGCTGAGCCTGAAGATCGCCCTCGCCCTTCAGCAGCGTCTCGGTGCCGGCGCGCAGGCCAAGGAGAGCGCCCTGTTTGATGACCTCCTGAATCGCGAAGGCGATGGCCGCTTCCTCGGTGTCGAATTTGGGCATGTTCTTCGTGCGGCCGAGGCCCTGAAGATCGACGCGGAACGTCTTGTCGCGCTTGCCGATGCTGATCTTGATGCCGTCGCCGAGCGTGGCATTGAACTGATCGGCGATGCCGGTCAGGGTGCCGATCAGGCTGTCGGCCATGGCGGACGCAGCCGCCTTCAACTTGGAAGAGTTGCCGACGAGCGATGTCTTCACCGCATCGCCTGCGATGAGTTCGATCGTTTGACTGCCCTTCTTGACCTTCTTCAGAAGGCCGCCGATCACGCCTCCTAGGATGCTGCCAGCCACTGTCCCGAGGGGGCCAGCAAAGCTACCGAGAGCGCCGCCAATCGCTGCGCCGGTAGTCGAGGTCTTGATGCCTATGGATTTCATCACGCCAGCGACGCCGGTGCCGATCGATGCGCCCACTCCCAATGAGCCAAGGACCGAACTGAGGCCGGAGCTAATCCCCTCTATCGCCTTCCCGAGCGACGCCGTCAGTTTCGGTGAGAAACGGTCGAGAACGGCCGCTAGCCGCGAAATGGCATCTCCGAATCTTCCGCCGACGATATCGGCGAAGTCGTTGGCGGCCTTCATGAACCGATCGCGCGAGCGACGGTCCATATAGTCTTCAGCTTCGCGCAGGCGCTGCCTCCCCGTTTCCGCCACGGCCGCGGCGTCGAACTGGTCGCGCAAGCCCTTGAGGCCGTCGGGAAGATCAACCTTGATATTGATCTTGCTAAGCTCGGTGAAAATTTGGCCGGCGAGCATTCCCGACTCCGCGCGGCCTAGCAGGCTTTTGTTGTATTCCTCCCGAGCCCTGGCTGCACGTTTTGCCGCTGACTCTGCATCGTGGAGCGCCTTGTTCCCCTCCCGCCTTGCGGCTGTGACAGCCTTCTCCGATGCGGCAATCCGGGCATTTTCTGTCTCGACCGCACGCGCCTGAAAAAGGCCCTGCTCCAACTCACGTCGGCGCGCCTTTAGATCGCCAATTTCCTGGACCCGCTGGAGCCGACCGGCACGATTGCCAGAGGTGTCACCCTCCAGCTTTTTGATCTGCAACCCGATGTCGAAAATATCTTTCTTGGCCTTGTTGACATCCGCGTCCCAGCCATTCGGGACACGCCCCAGAAGGGAGAGGGCGTCCTTGCTGAACTCCTCCATTTTCCTTCTGGAGGCGTTGGCGGCGTCACCTGCTTCCCACAGCTTCGACACAAGCGGGACAAGCACCGCGATGCCGGCTGTGATCGCAATGCCCCATGGCCCCCCCAGGAAGCCTGCGAAGCCCCTGGCGGCGCCTCCTGCCGCGCCCATGCCAACAGCAATGTCAGGAAGCTGGATCGCGAGCGCCTGAAGGACGTTCGTACCTGCCGCCGCCTGTTGCGCCACCTGGGATAGCTGTTGCCCCAATATGCGCCCAGTGCCTGAGGTTTTTGTCATCCCCTCGCTGGCTGCGTCGTTGGCATTCTTGAGACTGAGCAGTTTCTTGATCTGCCCCTCCATCTCCGCCTTCGATTTGGCGGCGATGTCGTTGTAATGCTCCTGTGACAGAGCATTCGCCCGCAAAGCCTTGTCGGCGAGGATCAGCGCGTCGGCATACTTCTTCTCAGCGGCATAGAGCGGATCAAATTTCGCGCGCAGGTTTTCGGCTTGTGCGGCGAGGGCAGCGGCGGCATCGGCCGACTTCTTCGTTTCCGCCGCCGTCTTCTTGGCCTGCCCCTCAGTGCGCTTGCCCGCCTCGGTCAGGTCATCGAGCGCGGCGACGCCCTTCGGCACCTCCGAAGAGTCGATCTTCAACGCGAGGCTGGCGAGGTCCATGCTCATGGCTTGGCCTTCGGCTTGGGCATCGACGCGAAATAGGCGTCGTCCGCCTTCATGATGGCGTCGACCTCCCAGGGCTCTAGGATGTCATTCGTGACGGTCTGGTAATCCTTGATCTCGCCATAGGTCAGGCGGGACGGGCCGAAACCGTTAGAGCCGCGCCGGCTATGGAGCGAGAGGAAGGTCAGCCACAGGCTATCGCAACCCTCGGGCAGAGGCGGTGCGTCGGCGATCAGCGGATGAACCCTGCCGGTGCGCTCGGTGATGGCGTCGAGATGGTCGCGCAGGATCGAGCCATCCTCTTGCGGAGCGGATAGCTCGAATTGGCGCTGAGCGAAGGAGGCGAAGCCCTCGCTCATTTCCCGATAAAATTTCCCGCTTCGTCCATGCTCTTGACGAGCTGCGTGACGAGCCAGTCATAGCCGGGGTTAGTGTAGAGCCGCTCCGCCTCTTCCTTGGAGAACAGCGTGCGGTCGCCGCCGAAGGGGAAGCCCTCCTTGCGGGTCTTCGGATCGAGGTTGCCGTTCTTGTCCCGCTCCATGGTGAACCATGCGGTCGTCGCGGTGGCGAGACGCTCTGCACCCCGGCGCTCGCTGTCTTCGACGAGATCGGGCTGGGCATCGCCCTTGCCGCGCTGGGCTTTGTACTCCTTCAGCCGCATAGCATTGGCCTGGCGCTTGGTGACGGCGGTGACGGCCGGCGCCGACGAGCTGACATGCGAGATGAAGAGGCCGGTCAGGTCTTCCGTGACGGGGTGGCGCAGTTCGAGGTCATAAGTTGCCTCGGTGGCGGTACTTAGGGCGGCAAGATCGATAGTCATTTAGTCTCTCCAGAGGTGTTCGGAGCGGGCCTGGAGACCGCCCGCCCCGAACAAGGTTAAGCGGCCTGGCTGTCCTGGACGCTGATAATGGTCGCGTGATTGGCGAGGCTGGCACCGCCCGATCCGTTGTATTCGGCGGTGAAGCTGGCCGTGTTCACGATCTGCTTTTCGCCGTCGTCGGGGTCGGCGCTGAAAAGCTTGGCCTGGCTCATCACGAAGGCCATCGTATTGGCCGCCGCCGTGCGGGCATCCGCCAGAACGATGACGAGCGAGGTTGCCGTTTCGTTGTCGAACGGGGTCGCCAGCGTCTCAGCGTCGAACAGATAGGTGAAGCTCCCGGAGACCTTGATCCGGCCGCGCTGGACATCGGCGATGGTGTTCGAGCCGATCGTCGCTTCGCCCTGCGAAACCGAACCGTCAATCTGGACCTGGAACGAGGTGATCGTCCCGTAGCGGACGCCTCCGACATAAACCGCGCCGGCAACCGAGCCGAAGACGGCGGTGGATGGCGCGGCACTCGGCGAGGTCAGGATCTGCGATCCGCCCTTGCTCTGACCGCCCAAGCCCACCAGCGTGAAGTTAGCGGTGACGTTGCCGGTCGCCGGCATCGAGATGTCGGCCATGCCGATCTGCATGTCGGAGTAGACACGCGAGCGGCTGATGTCAGAGAACCACTCCTCGAATGTGTAATAGTCCGAGGTGTGACCGCTGGTCGGAACCCACGACTTCTTGCCCATGACGGTGACGGTGCAGCTCGCGATCGGGCCTTCAGCGGTCAGTGTATCGCCGCTGTTGAGGACGTTCACAGTCAGAACGGCGGCGCTACCGATGGCGACGACGACGATGTTCTTCGCGACATTGCCGGCCGCGAGCGACGCGCCCGAAAGCTGGATCACGTCGCCGACCTTAATGCCGCCGGTCAGGAAGTCACCCGAGCCGCGCGTGATCGTGTAGTTCGATCCCGAGGCAGCGATCGTCAGCGAGAGCGAGGAGATTGCCGAGGTCGCCGCAGGGTCCTTGCGGAGCAGCGAGCCGATGAAGGGCATCCACGACGTGCCGGAAAGCAGGCCGTTGAGCGTGCCGCCCGACTTGGAAATGCCGTAGGTCGATCCCGTGGACTGCTGATGCGAGACGATCTCGTCGTTCTCGTAGGTGTCCTTCGTCTTGGACAGCGCGGCGGTGACGCGGCGGAGATAGGTGCCGCCCGAACCGGAAGCCGCCGAGCCAAGGCCGGACTGCTTCTTGTAGGCGACGGTTTTGTTGATTCCCTGGGCAACCGTCATCGACTTAACTCCTTTGAATCTGTGCGGTGAACCGGACGTTCACCGGGATTACGTAGCGGTCATCCTCGACCCGTCCGGGTTCGATCTCGGGAGTTTCGGGGATGGTGACGATGACGCCCGACGCGGCAAGCGAGGTGCCGCGCGCGAATGTCGTTCGGATCAGTTCGGCGCGGGTCGATGCAGCCGCAGGGCCTGTGTCGAGCGGATAGGCAAGGCGCACCCGCATATAGCCCTGCTCGATCTGCAAGCCGCCGAACTCCGGGTTGAACGGGCGGGCCGGGAGCAGATTCACATAGGCGAACGGGGTGCCGGGAACGGGCGCGTACGGCATGTTCTCATAGGCCAAGGCCAAGGCTGGACTCATCGCCGCAAGGGCGGTTTCCAATGCTGCGCGGACGGCAAGGATCGTCATGGCAGCGCCTCCACTGCATCCTGCACGATCTGCTGAAATTCAATGACGGTGCGGCCTACGATGCCGGCCGGTGCAAGCTTGCTGTGCCCGCCCTCCAGCTCCTGAGCGTAGGGTAGATTGTTAGCCAGAAAATAGGCCCGGCCAGAGGCGTCTTCAGGGATCGCCGCGACGATGGCAGGCAGGGCGATAGTGCCACCTGGATCAACGATGTCGAGTTCGCCGCCCGGAAGCGAACCTATGCCAAGCTGCCAGTTGCCACGGAAGCGCCCGCCGACATAACCCTTGGGCACAGGTGGGAGGTTGCGCTTGGCCCGGTCTATGTTGACAGCCCAACGCTCGCGCGCGCCGACTGGCGAGCGGTCATCGATGCGCGTTGCCACCCCAACGACTATCTCGCTGACAACTTGATCGGCGCGATGCGCGGCCTTCTCGGCAAATTTCTGGAGGTCGAGGGCGAAGGTCATTGGCCCACCTCGAAACGGAGGGCGCGGTCCACCAGCCAACGAGCGACCGGCTCACACTTGCGCGCTGGCAAGATGCCGAGCCGAAATGCGAGCATGGCGGTCAACATCGCTGGGGCAAACCACCAGCGCTGAACGATGCGGAGATGAGCGACGACCGCCACTATGCCGCCCTCCGAATAACGCAATCATAGAAGATGGAGAGCCCGGCAGGCTCCAGCGGATCGACCGCGACGATGGTCGCCTCGGAAGCATCCGCCAGCGTCACCACGTCGTTGACATGAGGCTTCGTCAGCGCCGTGCCATCCGACTTGATCGCGGATAGCAAGAGCTGCTGATCGCCCTCGACGATCGAGGTGCCGTTCTTGCGGAACGGGTTGAGCGGCAGGACCGCGCCATAGCCGGTCTGCGAGGTTGAGGTGATAGCTGCAGATCCCGTCGCTGGGTTATAGGCGCCGGCAGCGTTGCGCGTGATCGTCAGCGCCTGCCCCTTGGAGGCTATCAGGCTGGCGGCGGTGGAGCGCTGTGCGGTCGTCATGCCCGGCACACTCGCACCATGCCGGCACCCCCTGTCAGGAAGGGCGCAAGTGCGTCGCTGATAGCCTTGAAGCGCTTTTGCTGCGGCGAAAATTCGGAATAGCGGGTGCGCAGTGGGCCAACCTGCTCCTCGACAACCGCTCGCTCCAGATCTGGCGCAAGTTCCTCGGTAGAGGCTTTCAGGGCGAGGTCCGCACAGGCATCGGCGACAGTCACCGGAACCGCATTGCTGTCGAGGTAATAAGGGCCGATCTGCACACCGTAGCGGGGCCAGTCGAGCGCTTGCGTCGAGTTGATCCGCTCGCCCTTCCAGCGGGTGCGGTAGGTCGCGACCAGATATCGAGTGGCCTTGCGGAGGGCGATTTCCTTTTCGCCGGTCGTGAGCGACGCCCAAGTGGCATTGCCGACAGCGGCGTGGCGCGTGTCAGCGTCAGCTACGGAGATGTAGCTTTCGCTGTTGCTTGCGCCCGTGCCGGTTTCGACAACGATGGCCATTATCCGGCGGGCCGAATGTAGAGGGTGCCGGTGCCTGTCGAGGCAATGGCGGCGATCTTGTCTTCAGGCTTCAGGCCGCTGATCGGCATGAGCTGATTGGCCGGGATAGGCGTACCTGCCGCCACCGTGGCCGTTGGGCTTGCTCCCGCCACCAGAAAGCACTCGACCGTTGAATAGACGACGGCTTGCGTGGCCCCGATGGGGTTGGTCGTCGCGGCGGACGACGTGCTGACCGCGACGCTCTGCTGCCCCTCAGCCGTGCCGTGCGCGATGGCGATGGCGGGCGAGGTCGTCACGCGCCGTCATCCTCGCCATCGTCAAGCTTCTTAAGCTCGGCATCGGTTAGCTTCTTGTGGTTCTTCGGATCGAAATCGTCTTCGTTGATCTCGACGAAATCGCCCTGGCCTTTGCCCCAGGTCTTCACTTTGATGGTCGGACAGGTGTCCACGGCCGTTCTCCTCGACTGATCATCCTCGGGCCGGAGCGCTAGGCCCCGGCCTCTGGTGATCAGCCCAGCACGATCGCCGAGAACTCGGGATTGACCGTCTTGAAGCCGTAGGCCAGGTGAAGTTCGAGCGAGCGCATGCCGTACTGCGCGATGTCGAGCATGAGATAGGTCATGCCTTTGTCGTCGCTTACCAGCATCTGCTGAATGATCGGGTTCTCCGGCATCAGCGGCGGCCGCATGATGCCGACGACCGCAGAGCGTTCCAGCGCGACGTTGCCGGTAAAGGTCGCGACCATGGTGATAGCCTTGGTGGCCGCCGACATGGCAACACGAAGGCCAGGAGCGGCAAGGGTGATAGTACCGCCGTTCGAGACATCGGCATCGCCCGAGACGACCAGATACTTATTGGTGTCGCCCGCGAAGGTGATCACGTCACCGGCAAGGATGGTGCCGGTGCCAGCGGAGGCTAGAGTGATCGTGGTGGCGCCGACTGCGTAGCCCGCATTGTCGGTCGTGGCAGAAGCCGCGGTGCCCGCCGTGTGTGTCGAAACCTGCGCAGATTCGCCGATCATGAAGCCAAGCTGCGGCAAGAAGCGACCCGAACGGCGCTCGCTGTCAGAGCCGGCCTGATAGGCGTTCTGGTACACGCCAAGATTGCGCAGGTTCAGGCCCGCCGACGTGTCGCCGACGAACTGGAGGTCGACCAGTGGAGCGCCGTTGTCCTGCAAGATCTTGCGGGCGTTGGTGAGCGCTGAGAGGTCGGAGGCGAAAGGAGTGGTGCCGGCGGTGCCATAAGCGCGCGAGGCGCCCGCGATGGTCGCGGCCCAGGCGGCGGCTTCCGCATCGTTGCGAAGTGCGCGCATGCCCTGCTTCAGCAGCTGGCTAAACCAAGTCTTGTCGGACTCGCCGTTCTGAAGGCTGCGCTCCTGCTCGCCCGTGATGTTCCACGAGACTTTCTTCGAAGCGGTGATGAGGACCGAGGTCGAGGTCGCGGTGGCGTCCGTGCCAGCGCTGGTCGTTGCGGCAGGCGTGAAGGACGAGGTGCTGCGCGTCGGCGCAACCGGGACATAGACGGTATCGCCAACGGCGACGCCTTTGTCATCGAAATTGGTGTTGATCGCATCGATCAGGCCGAACGGCTCGGCTGCGACTTCCTTGGCGGCCGAATAAGCGACTGGCGCAAGGGCTGTGAGGGTGTTGGCCATGAAGGGGCTCCGGCATCTGTGGTTCTGGGAAACCGCAGTCGGCCCTGCCAACTATACGCGGTGCCCGGCCCTGCCGGAGTTGAAGCGAGCCCCTGGCTCCTTCGCGGCGAACTATGCCCTAGTCGGAACTAATCCGCAAGGGTCTCGTTTCGCGATCATGGCGGCGAAACCATTGCCCCGCCGCCACGCCCATTTCACGCCGCGTCCTTGATCACAAAACCTTCGGCCATCTTCGCTGCCCGGTCCTTCGGATTGAGCGCCGCGAAGTCGGACGAGCTGATGGCCTTGCCAGCATCGCCGCCCTTGCCGCCACCTGCTCCACCGCCGGAGTTGTTCGGCGCAGCGACGAACTTCTTGCCGGCATCCGAGGCGAGGTATTCGGCAACCGCAGCCGACATCTCCTTGTCGCCGATCATGGCCTTGCGGGTGTCACCCTCCACCGCGATCGTCGCGCCGGGTGAGAACTTCGACACCAGCGCATCGATGAAATCCTCATCCTTCACGCCGCCCTTGATCAGGGTGTCCTTGAGCCCGTTCTGAATCAGCAGCGAGCGCGTGAAGCCGCTTTCGGTTTCGAGGGCCTTGGTCGCCTTTTCCTCGTTGGCCTTGGCGGTCTTCGCCTCTTTCTGCGCGGCAGTCAGCTGGCTCGTCAGATCGTCAACCTTGGCCTCCAGCTTCTCAACTTCGGCCGGGTCGATGGTCTTGCCCTTCCGAGCCTCTTTCAGCTCATTGAGCAGTTCGCCGTTCTTGGTCTTCAAGGGGCCGACAGCCTCCTCGATCATCTTCGCAACGGCGGTCTTGGTCTCTTCGTCGTTAATGTCAAAAGGCATGGCGTTATTCCTCGATCTCGAATGTGGCTTTGATCGAGCCGCCGTTAATCAGGCTCTCGATCGGTTCCTTGGTTACAAGCGTGAAAGAGCCCTCGATCTGTGGGCCGGCCTCCCGCCCTATGGTCGCCATGGAAAGGGCGATCAGGCGGTGCTCTGTGCGCTGTGTGCGGGGCAATGACCGGCTGTATTCGGTCGTTGCGCTGTCGCACACGAACACTGCTTCAATCTTCATCATCATCTCCCTAAAGCGCTCTAAGCTCGTCCAGCGTAAGCTCGCGGCCGGTCCCGCTGATCAGATCCCGGATCGTGATTTTCCCCGCGCGCATCATCCCCGCTCGATCGACCCCAAATTGCTCGTTCTGCTGTTCGACGGTCAGCCGCTTGAAATAACCCTGAAAGCTTGTGTCGCCGGTTATCGGCCCCAGCGAGGATGCGCGGTCTGGAGACTTGTCGAGGCCAAGCCCCAGCGTGTCCTTCGCGATCGGAGACAGGATGCAGCGATCATTGTGGTGCAGCGGAGGGCCGCCGATCCACTTGATCTTGTTGCCGTCGATCGGCTCGCCTTCCAGATCCCAGCTTGCCCCGTCCAGCGCGGCGCAGCGGGCGCAGGTATGACCGTCCAGCGTCGCCATCCACCGCACCCCACGAATGAAACGGCTGTTCTTCCGGTATGTCGCAAGCCGCGCATCGTTCGCAGCGGCATTGATCGAGGATGCTACCAGTGTCCGAGCATTACGGCGGGCAACGTCCATGATCCCCAGCTCGCCGCGCTTGCCGACTATGCGCTGAACGATGCGCTCTGTCGTCTCGCCGTTGACCACACCCTGGCGGACCTGATTGGCGAACTTGAACGCGGTATCGAGCGCCTGCCTGCCCCACCATGCGGAGGTGGGCGCGCCGTCGATCAGAACATCCTTGGTCAGGCTGGCGAGGGTTTGCGGCGTGGGCAGGAGCGCCGATAAATCCCCCATCACGTCAACCGTCTTTTCCGCCACGATCAGCGCGAGCGCCTGTGTGTCGACCACCGACCCGGCAGCGCGATAGGCTGGGTCGATCAGCTTTTGCGCTTCGTCGATCAGCTTCTCGATCTCGCGCCGGCTCTTGTCGCTGACATTCGAGACGAGCAGGAAATCGCGCAACTCCCGTTCGAGGTCGATCAGGATGGCCTCGGCACGGTTCTGCTCGCCGGCCGTGAGGCGTTGAAGCTCGATCGCGTGGCGGACGATCGCGTCCTGTAGATCCTGATCAGTCACTCTCGCGCCCCTTCACGATGGCCTGCATCTTCGCGTAGATCGCCCAAGCCTTTGCCACGATGAGCAGTTGGCAGATCGGGCAGCGGCGAGCGTCCGCGTCGGTTTTGTGGTGGTCTGCGGGAGGCATTAGGCGGACAAGTCCTCTTCGGTCTCGGCACGCTTCCGCTTCATCACTGCGTCTCGCTCCAACCGCGCCAGGATGAGCCTGATATCCAGCAAGTTGGTGATGATCATGGCCAGAAAGACCGCTTGCACGATCAGGCAAGCGACCGTGAGCCACTCAAGAAACATGATCATGGCAGCAGCCTCGCGCGCTTGAGCAACCGTTCGTTCGCGCGACGGCGCATCTCTCGTTCGGCCAGTGCTCCACCTGCGAAGGCGTAAATGAACAGGCTGACCATCTGCACGCGGTCGTAATCAGCTACGCCGGCCACGACCGAAATGATGCAGGCGCTGATGGCGATCCAGGTCATGCCGCCACCCCCACCTTCGCAGGCTTCGGCATCGCAGGCGCTATGTCGATCTCGCCCTGGTGTTCCTCAAGGGTCTTTTCGCCATCGATGACGTCGCCGCGCTTCAGCAGTTCGAACAGCTCGGCCTCACTGATCGCCCCAGCCTGTTGCGCGGCGACCAGCGCAGTAAGCTCCTGCGCACTCATGGTGACGGGCAGGAACTCGCGGTTGATGTCGAACACCACTTCACCCGACGCCCCACCCCATTGCGCGAATAGCTCAAGCTGGGCTTTCAATGCCTCGCTGACGGAGATGGCGACCGATGACAGCGCGGAATTTTCGCCAGTGCGTTTGATCGCAGTCGCGCCGAGCGTTTCGACCTGGCTCTTTTCGTCAGCCAGCATCCGGGCGCCCATGACGGCCATCTGTCGCTCTTTGCGGTCGAGGCTTCGCTCGACAGCCGGGATCGCATCCCCCCTTGGCTCAGCAACGCCAACCTTAGCGTCAGGCTCAGCGAAAACGAGCATCTTATCACCACCGATGGCGACAGACTCATTTTCGCCCAAGATGTGCCCGGCGAGGTAAAAGGTCGGGGGTGCGAAATACAGGATGTGCTCAAGGTTAGCCGTCGTGCGGTAGTGCGATAGGTTGAGGTTGATCAGGTCTATCAGCGGCGGGTCGTCGAGCGCCATTTCCTCGCCATCCGGTCCGATGCACTTGAACGGGATGCGGGGCAGCGGAACGCCGTTCAGAAGCGGGAAGGCATCGCCGCCGATCTGGACATCCTTGTCCTTGATGATGCGGAAGACGCGCTGACGATAGGACATCTGATTTCGAGCGTTCGGCACAAGATCAAGAACCCGATATTGCTCATGCTCGATCGTCTCGAACTCGTTATCGCCCTGCTCACGGACGCACTCTTTCAGCACAACCATGGCTAGCGTCCACTGGTTATCGATCCGCTTGTACGACCAGTTGATGATCGATTCAGCCGGATAGGATTGCAGCGTCGGACGCAGACCAAGCCGGGTCGCCGTGTCGAGCGTGATCGCCGAGACATTCTCGGGCCGGGCGGGATGGTCGACCAGAACGCCTACGCGCCCGACTGCGAGCACCTCGAACGCTGTCGCCTTGGCGAAAGACAGGAAGGATTGGCCCGACATGGTGACGTCGTCGAGATAACTCTCGATCGCGCCGGGAACCTTCAAGGCCGGGTCCTTGCGGAACAGCATGCCGAGGAAGCCCTGTATCGTCCGCCAGCTCGCGTTGAAGAACGATGCCCGCAGCTTGTAGGCTTGGTAGTCCGGGTCCAGTTGGTCGGTCAGCTTCGGCAGGTAGGTGGTGCCAGCGGCGTGTACAGCATCCTCCCCGGCGATGGCATCGCGGCATCGTTTCCACTTGGCAGCGTAGCCCTCATAGTCTGGGTGGGTGGTCCGAACGCCCCGGTTCTTCGTCAGTGCCATGTCAAATACCCCCAAGCTTGATGCGCGTGATCCCCCGGCCACGAACCGGGAACTTGTAATGGATGAAATACCCGGCAGCGTCGGGCGCGTGGTCTAGGCCACCTGATTTGTCCGGCTCGCCGTTCTTGTCGTAAGCCTGCTTCTCCAGGCACTCGACAAGCATGGGGCAGCGATCGACATTGACGCGCAGGCGGCGCTTGTCCTCGCTGTGGATCATCTGGTTCATCGCCAGCACACGGTCCTTCACGGCAGGATTGGACGGGGCGGCCATGACGGTAAAGCGGGCCGCGCGGAGCAGGCTGATATCGCTCTCGCTAGCGTTGTTCGACTTGCGGCTATTTCCGCTCGCATCGGGGTAGACGTAGATCGCGTGGCCTTCGTAGCGCCCCTTGATCAGGCTGATCATCGCGGGCGTGTCAAGGGTGCCGGTCAGCTCATCGACCGCGCGCGGCTCGCCTTCGCGCATGACGAAAACGATCGCGGTCATGTTGCCAACGTTGAAGTCCATGCCGATGTGCAGCGGCTCGCTGATATTGATCGTTTCGGTGGTGGCGTTCAGCGTCCGGTCGAATTCCGAATAGACCGAGCCGGCCGTCAGGTTCACGAACTCACCGTCCAGATAGGCGCTCAACAGGTTCGACGGATAGGACGCGCGGAGGCTGTCGATGTAGCCATCGGGCAGATTCGCCGCGTTGCTCATCGTCGTGGCCTTGATCAGCCGATATCCCGCCGCATGGTTCTTCTTCCACCGCTCATAGACGAACCGAAAGCCCTCGGGTGTCGTCGCCACGCCCACGGTGTTAAGTGCGCCGTCCGGCTTCTTCTGGCGATTGCGGGCGATGGCCTTGTTCCAGACCTCGCGCGCCTTCTCGGTCGTCAGCGTGTCCAGCTCGTCAAGGATGCTATCCGCCACCTCATAGGCGACGATGCGCGCCGGGTTGTCCATCGTGCGCAGGATGATCGATCCGCAATTCTCGATGTCGATCACGCTGTCGTTCTTGTTGATCTTGAACCTGGCGCCGATGTCCGAGAGCACTTCGGAAAAGCGCGGAAAGGCCATCCGCGAAACAAGGTCATAGGTGGGGAGATAGTAAGCAACGTTCTGCGCCGGATATTCGCGCTTGAGCTTCAAGGTCCGCCAGATAGCCGCGTGTGACTTGCCCGCGCCAAAGCCCGCCACCAGCGCAGGGAACTGCTCAGGTGCCGAGACGAACTCGAATTGCGGGCGCGTCAGCTTAATCATTCATGCTGATCTGAATGGCTGGCATCCCTACCACGCCAACGTTCGCGTCCACTTGCATCGGCAGCAGCTTCGCGGCAATCTTGTAGAACTCAGTGGGGTTTGCCATCGCCCAATCCATGAAATGCCCGTGCTCGCGTCCTGTCTCGGACTGAAGATCGCTATATACACTAGTGATTGCTTCTTTCATAGCCACGGTTGTCTTGTTGGGCGCTCCTTTTGGTCGCCCTCGACCACGCGATCCTGTATTATTTTCGCCTATTTTATTCGCCCCCATGTCGTCATCCTTTCTGCGATGTCAGATGCCAATCCCTGCAGATTGGGCATCGATATTCCCGTAGTGTTGTTGGTCGGCTGATGCTGTTCGCCGCGATCAATGCCGCGCCTCGCGTTGCGTAGACGCGCTTCCCCTCACACTTGGCGATCTGGCGTCCGATGCTGGCGAGGGAGAACATATCCTATTCCTTCCCTTGGGTTCCGTGATGCTCTCTGGCTTCGATGGCGGTGGCGAGCAATTGACGGATGTGCGCGGCGATTGCAGCTTTCGGGGCAAGGCGCACAACCTCTTCCCGCAGCCACGTTACGATCGCCGCGCGTTCGGCTTCGGCGCTGTCCGTAGGTAGGTCAGATTGGCATATCGGGCAGGGCTCGCCGTCGGCCTGTCGCTCCGTTCCGTTACACCCGAAGCACTCAGGATGATCCATCTGCGCTTGCATTGACCATCGGTCGAGGCCGCGAGCCTGCATGTAGTGAATGCCTGCGTCGCACTCCTCGCAGGTATATCCGCCAAGTGCATCGAGCGCCCAAGCTACTGCCTTATCGGCAAGTTCGAGAATGTCTTCCCCCATCACTCCCCTCCCTCTGCGGCTGCGTCGATCATGGCTTGCCAGACGCGCCGGACCTCTTCGATTGTCGAAACCAAATCGCCATTCTCATCGCCAAGTTCGATATTCGTCCCAGCCTCGATCATCTCCTCCGTAGGCTCGCGTAGGGCTTGGAGGGCGGCGGTGGCGAGTCGTTCGCAATCGCCATCCTCGCAAAACCATCCGAGGTTCATGCACTCTTCGGCTATCGCCATCGCAACACGATCGACCATGCTCATGGCTCCAGTCCTTTCGTCACATCCACAACCGGCAGATTGTCGAACCATGCGAGGATGGCGGCCTCGATGTCGGGGCCCGTCCCACAACAGACGACCGATCGACCGTCGCGGCTGATTTCGGTCGAGCCGGGGAAGTCATAAGCCGGGATCGGTGGGACGGTGCGGGTGGTGTCGGTCATTCCTTCGCTCCGAAAGCTTCGCGGAACCATGCCGGCGCGTCCTTCATTTGCTCGGCGGCGCGCAGAGCCTCGGCGGGCGTGATGCAGCCCTTCCCGATGCGGCGCTCGACGGGGACAGGCTCGGCGTGGATGCGCTTGCGGCGATCGAGCATCGGCTCGACCATCCGCATGATTGCGGGGACGATCTTCGCCGGGTGATCCGCCACCTTCCGGGCCTCGGCGCAACCGATGGTGAGCAGATCGGCGGGCAGATGACCCAGCGTGGCCCGAGCGACCTTGATCCACTCGACCCGTTGATCCTCGGACATGCCGGCCGGAGCAACAAGGGTGAGACACCCAAGCAGTTCGAGGCTGAATTGCCTAGGCGATGCCGGCTGCAAAGTCGTCGGAATCAAGGCGTTCGAGGATGCTGGCGCCGCTTGCCGGCGTTCTGCCATTTCTATGGTCTCGGAAGCGTTCAACATTGCGAAATTCCTTCGGGGCAAAAACAGTTTCCCATCCGCGTTCGATCGCGAGGTCGATCATCTCGCCTGGCGGCCATCCGTCGCGGGCCAAGCTCAAAAGCTTCCCGGTCAAAAGCTGGTATGCGTGATCGTTGAGCGGCTTCTTCCGCTGCCGGCAAAACGCTTCCCACTGCCCGGCCTCAACCCCATCGGGGACAGGCCAGCCCCTACGCGCGCGGGGTTTACTCACGGGGGTATGGGTATGGGGGTTAGAATTATTTTCATTGGGGGAAAGGGAAAGGGGTGTGTCCGCACTGTCCCGTGCCGTCACGTGCTGTCCCGTGACTTCACGTGACCGGGCGCGGGCTTTACGCTCACGCTCGTTGGCGCGACGCTGCTCAAGAATATCATTGGCGGCGCTGGCACGCGCGATCTCAGCCGCCACCTTGGCGACAAGCAGGGGCGGCGTGCCAGCATCCAATAGCTCTTGAAGCAGCGCGTCGTTCATGCCGCGCGGGTCCGGTCGAAAACAGGCGTGTCGATCTGCTCAAGAGCCAGATCACGAGCCTCTTGCCGGGCGCGGTTCCATGCCGAGACGATGGCATTGGCTTCCCGGATTATAGCCTCCGCTTCGCTCTCCGCAGGCTGGGCGGGCTTTATCGTGATCGGCGTCGGGTTGAGGGCGCGGCGGACTGTTTTTGCGCTTAGGCCGGTTTCGTCCGCTATTTGCCGAGCGATCTCTTTCGGTCGTCCTGCCCCCTTCGGATTGGCGTCGGTTTTTAATTGTTGGACATTCTGGCCCTCAATTACCTTGGCCGCTCGTTCCTCCAGCAGATCAGCATAGCGCCGGATATGCTCGTCGCGCTGCTCTTTCGTCAGGTCGAGACGGTGCAGGTTCTCGGCTATCTCCCACAGTTCGGCGCTGATCGGGTCGTCATCGACCTCGATACAGTCGATATGTGACCAGCCAAGCGCCTTCGCAGCGGCTAGACGATGGGCGCCGGCCACAAGGACCGGAACCCCTGCGGTAAGCTCGCCATCCACTTCCATTTCTTCGGCGATACGAACGCTGATTGGCTGTCTGAGGCCGATCTCCTTCATGGAGGCGGCAAGGCGAGAGACGGCATCGTCTGCGAGCGCACGATGGCGCTCGCAGATAACGATATCATCCGCGCGGATACTGATCGTCTGCATCAGATCAGCGCCGGGAGCGTGCCGAGGACTTTCGCAAGCGTGAGCTTGCGGCCTTGACGGAAAGCAACCCAACCTCGGAATGCCAGCTCAATTCGGTCGAGCCTACCTTCCCGCTCCATGCTTCCAAGCGCCTGCCGAACAGCAAAGGCCGGGTCGCCGCGCTTGATATTTTCGCCGACGCAAACCTGGGTAAGATACCTCTCAGCGTCAGCGACGTCATGCTTGCCAAACATGTAATGACAAGTCCCAATCTGCGATGGGGTTAGGAGTCCCCGCGCATACCGCGCGACAGTGTTGGCGAAATGTGCGGCGCTACGAATGTCCTGATCGGCCTTAACCCTTTCGACTATCTCCGCATGTGTGGCGCCGCTGCGGATATTTTTACCGCCGCTCGTTTCAAGCCCGATCACCGAATTTGCGATGCTGGCGCAAGCCTTGCCTGATTCAACGCCTTGCATAGCGAGATAATGGCCAGCGGTTCGGCCCTGCCCTTGGTCGAGTGTGGTCCGGCTCTCGCGGCTCGCTCCGAACGCGATCAGGAAAGTCTGAGGTATATTGCTCTCGATAATCGCCTGGAGCCGATGCTGTCCGTCATTCAGTTCACCGGAGACGGCGATGATGATAGGCTCCATGTTGTAGACCCAGCGCCCGCCAGCCATGTCGCTCGCATATTCGCGAACCTTCTTCTCAGAGAGATTGCGATTGTTCGGATTGTTTTGGAGAATGCAGTTCGCCAGACCGGGCGTCACCGTCACCTTATCGGTGAAATCCTCTATGTGTGAGCGCTCCACGCACTGCTTGAACCAGTGGACAGTGCCAGCATCCGGCGTCCGTGGTTGAAAAATCTGCGTTGCCATTGTATTTCCTTCCATGTGGTTTCTAACCGGGCCGTCGTTTCGCTTTCCTCGGAGGGCGGCCCAAACCGCTCCGGCGAATTTCATCTTTCGATACTGACGATGACCGCACCGCCCTTCCGGGGCGCATGGCGGTGGAGGTGCAGCGCGAACCGTTGATCGTTGACGCACAGAGCGTCGGCGAGCCCGTCGAGCCCAGCCTTGGCGCTGGCGAGCATGTTATCGAGATCGCGCTTGCGGGCGTCTGGCGGATAGAAATCGAGGCGCAGCACGATATCGCCATCGGCCGGCGCGATCACATCGCTGGCGCGGGTCAGCCAATAAGCTGCCTCACGATATGACCGGACGTGGCTGGCGCGCGTCTGGAAATGCACCCGAGCGTTCGGGCTCAATTCCTTCGGCGGCCAAGGCAGGATGATGTCGCCCCCCATGGTGTCTATGCCGCCTTTCTGAAGTAGGTTTCGGCGCCGCCGATCGACGGCCTCAGGACACGCTTCCCCTTGCGAGGCGCGATCGGCATTCCGTAATGCTGCCGCCACTTTCTGAGCGTGCCGCCATTCACCCCAAGCAGGCGCTCAGCTTCCTCTAACGTGCGACCGGACAGCGCCTGCTCGATCACCTCGATCGGCGGTATCGGCATTGAGCGGTCGGGCCGCGGCGGTGAGAAATCTCGATTGATCCCGACCAGCCACTTTTCGATAGTGGAGAGGCCGACGCCATAGTGCCGGGCAAGGGCCAGCTTGCTCATGTGATTGCACTGGATCGCGAAGTCGCCGGGCCGTTCGGGGAGAGGTCTGCCGGCCTTCTTGACCTTCCAGTTGCGAGCCTCGATTTCCATCACCCATTGCCGGGAGACATGCAGGATTTCAGCCACAGTCTTTACCGGATGAATCTGACGGAGGCGGCGTGCGCGCTCGATCAGCTCAGGCGGATAGGAGAAGGCAGACAACTTCTCCCAGCGAACCTTTGCGCATTCGGATGGGTTGAAGTCGCGCATTATGCCGCCTTCCTTTCGGCGGGCTCGCTCCACTGAACGTTGTGGCGGGCGCCATGTTCGTACAGCAGCTCGATCAGGGCGCTGAACTGATCGATTGTCAGCGTTGATGAGCGCAGGCCAACCGGGAAGTGGCCCTGACCCTCCAGCTTCGGAAGGAAGCGCATTTCGGTGCCGAGCGCGTCGAGGAACCGGAGTTTAATGTCCTCGGTCGAGTAGGATGAAAGGTCCGGAATTTGGCGCTGGAGATCGGTAAGCATGGGCCAGAGCTTGGCGTTCTGGACCAGAGTGCGCGTAGGCTCGGCGAGCGTGCCAACCCAATCAGCCGGCGCCCGCATAACATCACGGCAGAAGCGCTCGCGAGCTGCGTTGGAACCGAGTTGATAATAGCGCGGCCTAGCCATTTTGCGTCTCGCTCCATGCGTTCTGAGCCCAGGCGAAAAGGTCGATCCCGTAGGTTGCCGTGAAACCGGCATGACCAAGGGCCTCGACACTCTCGCGCGGGCCGAAAATGATTTGATGATGACGGGGGCACAGCGGCGCGACCAACTGGTCTGATCGCGCTATCCGCTTGCAACCGTCACTGCTGACATGGTGGATCGTGGCCGTCCCGCCGCACACTAGACAGCCCAGCGCCGCAATCCGCGCGAAGTGCTGCCGCACCGCAGCGGGTTTATAGCTGGACTTGCGCTTGCGGCGCATAGGCGTGCGGCGCGCGAGCATCTAAAAAGGCACGCTGTCCGAGTCATCCAGATCGGCCGGCGCGGGGTCATTGCCCCATGAACCGCCGCCGTTCTCCGGCTTGCCGTCGAGTAGCGTCAGGACCGCATTGAAGCCCTGCAACACGACCTCGGTGGCGTACTTCTCAACCCCAGCCTGATCGGTCCACTTGCGGGTCTGGAGTTGGCCTTCCAGATAGACCTTGCTGCCCTTGCGCAGATAGCGTTCGGCCACGTTGCACAGGCCCTCGTTGAAGATGGCGACGCTATGCCACTCCGTCTTGTCCTTGCGCTCGCCGGTGGTCTTGTCCTTCCACTGTTCGCTGGTCGCGAGGCGGAGATTGACGACCTTGCCGCCATTCTGGAAGCTGCGCGATTCGGGATCGCGGCCCAGATTGCCGACTAAAATGACCTTGTTGACTGAGCCTGCCATGTTCGAGCTTTCAGTTCAGCGGCTGCGAGGTGACATCGACACCATTCGCGCGCGGCTTGGGGTTGGGATATTGCTTGAGCTTTCCGCTGTAGGCGGCGCGCAGGACAGCCTTTGACGCTTCCTCGGCGCTGTCGATGATCGGCTTGTTGTCCTCGAACCACAGCGCGAGGCGGGCGTTGTCCTTGACCTCGTTGAGCTTGCGGAGCGCGGCTTGTTCGCTTTCCAGAAGCTCGCCTTTGAGTTCCACGACCGGGGCAGGCTTTGACGGTTCGGAACCGCCTCCGACCCTAGCAAGCTCGCGCAGGCCGTTCGCGGTCCACTTCTTCCACTTGCCGTTATAGACCTCGCACTCGACCCAAGGCGTCGGCATGTCATAGAGATAGCGGCCGATGCCCCACTTGACGGCGGCGCGCTTGAAGGCGCCGGATATGCCGCCCTTTTCGCCTTCGATATCGCTGTCGCCGGAGCCGTCTGCCTTGCTGACCCAATCGTCACCGACGCGGATCGAGATGGTGCAGATGACCCGGCCCGATGGCGTCTCGGCGTAACTGTCCTGCCAGTTCTCCGGGCCGCATACCTCATCGAGACGGGCCATCACGTCGCGGGCGTCGATGTAGGCCAGCGCCATCGCCTTATAGGGCTCTTGCTTCGTGACAGACTGTGCGCGCCAGCTTATGGCGTTGCCGGGGAATGGCTTTGTGAGATCGGAGAGATGCATCACTTCCTCCGCACGCTGACGGTCTGGTGCGCAGGTTCGACGCGCAGCCAGTTGGGAAGATCGCCCTCGGGATCGAAGCCCTCCTTGATCGCCGCCATGTCGGGCGCGGGCTTCATCCGCTGATATTCAGCAGGCACCGCCTCAGGATCGTTGACGACCAGCTTCGATGCGACAGGGCGAACCGATATCGTCGCCTCGGGCAATGCCAGCTTGTCGATCCCGGCAGCGTTCAAAACGCGGAGAAGGCCATCGCGGCATTTCTCTATCCGGGCCTCGGCGAAGTCGCGGCGGGCCTTACGTTCGGCCATCTGGACGGTCAGGGCTTCCTTGATCCCTTCCTCGAGCTCCATCTGGTTGAACAGCGCGCGGGCGATATCCTCGATCCGGCTTTCTCCGGTGAGCATGTCCACGAACAGCCGCTCGTCATCGACGCACAGGGCGCGAAGCTCATCGGCGATCTGGGCAATCTCGCGCGTGACGAGATCGATGCGGATGGGCGCGTTCATGCCGCCCTCCCAAACGTCAGCGCTTTCCATTCCGCGTTGAAATGGTCCTCGATCGCCTGGAGGTTCGCAGCATGCTCGGCATTGATCCGGGACATGGCTGCGAAGTGGCGGCGGCGCTCGTCTTCAAGAGCGTGCTGCTTGCGGACGCGGACGCTTTCGGGCGTCGGCGGATAAGGGCCATAGGGCTTGAATGGATCGAGCCCCCCAACCTCTTTGATTTTGCTGTGTTCCACGTTATGGTTTCCTCGCTTCTGTGCAGGGCCGTTCTCGCTTCATCTCGGGGGCGGCCCACCTCCCCCGGCGAATTGGTCAGCCTCCGACGCCTTCCCCAAAGGCCCGCAACACCGGATCACGGCTGCGATCAGGCCTGGCGTAGCGACCGATGGCGTCGCGCTTTGGGGCCGGGACAGGCTTCCGCGCCTTTGCGCTTGCGAGCGCCTGTTCGTAGCTCAGGTGGATGCCATCGACGCGGGAGCGGATGAGCAGCGGCTCGCGCTGTAGGTGGTGGGATTTCATGCTGCTTGCTCCCCGAACAGATTGCCTTGACGCTGGGCGTCCTCGATGCGGCGGCAGGCGATGTCGAAATATTTTGGCTCGCGCTCTATCCCGATGAATCGGCGGCCAGCCATGACGGCGGCGACGCCAGTGGTTCCGGAACCGCAGAAGGGATCAAGGATCAGCTCGCCATTTACGTTATGGATGATTTTCTGCATGACCGGCAGCGGCTTGACAGTCGGATGTCCGATGTCTTGATCCTGTCCGTTGGGTGCGATGATAAATCGCTGCTTCTGCGGAAGCTCTCCGAGGGGATGAAAGCCCTTGTTCCACGCATGAACGTAGATCTCAGTGTCGGGCTGATAATGCCGGTTCGCGACTGGCATCGGGTTCGTTTTGTGCCATTGGCAAATCGCATAACGGTCGAACTGGCGTGCAAGATAAGGCAGTAGCTCCGACCATTGGTCGTTGTGCGCAAACACAACTGCGGAGTTGAATTGAGCGCTCGAAAGGATGGAATGATCGAAGCCCTTGTCGAGACCGGCTGCGGTAATCTCATCCATGTTCTTACGGTTCGTGCGGAATATCCCAGCCCCGCTCGTTTCAAACTCGTATGGAGGATCAGTCACCATAGCATCGACCTTGCCCAGCGTGGGCAGCACGTCCTCGCAGGCTGCCAAATACAGCGTCGCATTGCCGATGGTTTCGACGCGGCTCATGCTGCGAGCCTCTGAATGATGGACGCCAACTGCTTGGCTTCAGGCGCGGACAGGCGGGCAAACCTGGTTCCAACGAGGATCGCCGGGCTTTCGCCGAGCATCCCGACCCGAATTTCAGGGGCGATCTGCGTCACCTGTGTGAAGAACGGCTCGCCGTTTCTGTCGCGAATATCGTCGGTCACGACCGCAGCGCCCTGACGACGCCCACGCCGAAGCAGGCCGCAAGGACCACCCCGAACAGGACAAAGCCGCCGTAAAGGGGCAGAAGCACCCACCACCACGACCAGTCGATGAAGCCGGTGAGCTTGAGGCCGATGAAGAGCACGCCAAGCAATCCGAGGATGTTGACGCCGCTTGAAGATGAAGATGAAGATGAATTGTCTGCCATTACGCTGCGCCCCTCAATTGATCCGCTTGGTTCACGATTGCGTTCAGCGCCGGCAGATGCGGGCGGAGAAGCTGGGCAATCGCGAGTGTCTCGTTGTGGTCACGGTGGTGATCGTCCAGCGACCGGACCATCGCGCCCATTGCCTCGATCGTCCCGGCAGCTGTCGCCAGATCGTTGGCGGCGTCCGAGTTCAGCGGGATCAGCTTGAAGCCGTAGTGCGCAGCAACCTCGTCCAATGCGGTCGGATCGGCGCGGAGGCTGTTGAAGATGGTATGGCCCTTCGGCATCGTGCGGCCAGACAGCGCGTTTCCGACCGTTTCCGGGGTGACGCCCAAGGCTTCCGCGAAGGACGCGCCGGTGTGCTTTGCGCGCACCCTGCCCCACGCAGCGGTCAGTAACTCACCGAAACGGGTTTCAGTCAGAGGCTGCGCGGCGCCAAAGACGTTCGTACGGGATTTCATTATCCGTTGCCCCCATGCTGTTCTTCCACCACACCCCGAGCTTTTTCAGTCTCTCTGGCTGCGGGGTGGTTTGTGTTGGGCGTGTCGGTGCGAAGCGCGACCAGCTTCTTCGTCAGTCGGCCATTCTGCCAGCGCAGGACGCCGACGATCGCGGACATGACCAAGTTGGCCAGGGACAGCCCGATCAGGATCAGCAGCGGCCACACCGGGATGATCACGGCTACGGTCGGCTCGTTCATACCCCAGCCCCTTTGCGGGCTGTGCCGTGAGCGGGTTCCCGAAAGTGAACGAGCAGGCTGCAATCCTCGGAGACGGTCAGGCGAGGCGCGATGAACCGCATCGGGTGCGCGATGACGATCGGATAGGCACCGACCTCGACCATCTCGTTGAGGCATGGCCCGTTCAGTATGTCGCGTGGCGTAGGCATCACCGCAACGCCTCCCCGATCACGCTGCCGAGCGACCATCCGATATGTCCGAGCAGAACCAGCACCGCGAAAGACAGAGCCGCCTTGTATGCGCGCTCGATGATGAGGCGCAGGGTGTGAGGGTGCGGGGCTTCCTGAAAATCAGCGCGAACCAGCAAGCCGCCCAACCAAAGCCCGACGAATGCCGCTCCGAACAGGATGGCTGCGTGCGTCATGCTGCGGCCTGCTCAACAGGAGCATCGGGACGCACGTTGACGATTTCGTCAAAGCTTGCGTCGATATTGTGATCGGTTACGGCCGACATGACGGCTTTGCGCCGCCACTCAGGAATAAGGCGCTTGGCATGCCAGCTTTTGACGGTGGACGGCGGCACACCGACCTTGGCCGCCATGGGCCTGATGCCGCCGAATTTCTGGAAGATGCTTTGCATTCGACCGACCTGTATGATGTGCAATTAGCGCACCATAATCGCACATCTCACGTGCGTCAATCGCACTTTCCGTGTGGGGGTGAAAATCGCACAACACATGGCATGGATTCGGATGCGATCATCGCCGGCCTGAAGCGCTTCAATGTGCCGCATGAGCGGATTGCGGAGGTGATCGGGCGGGACCGCACAGCGGCAACGCGGATGATGGGTGGCAAACGTTCGGTGAAAATTCATGAGGTCGCCGGGCTCTCAGCCTTGATCGCTGAATACGAAGAAGCTGCCGGCGAGAGTGATGTGGTCAAACGCGGCAACACCCTCGCTGATCAGTTCGACGAAGGGCTTCTGATCGAGTATGTGGCCGTTGAAGTATTGCCGACCTATGTTGGTATGGGGGGCGGGGGCACGGGTGATGACGAACGCCGGAAGGCACTTTTGCCGCGCGCCCTGTTACAAGAGCTGCACGCACAGCCCGCCGATCTTCTTGTGATCGAGGTTAGGGGCACTTCGATGGAACCGCAGTTTAAGCAGGGCGATCAAATTGTGATTGACCGCCGTGACAGAGATCCGCGCCACGGCGGGCCATTTGCGCTCTTTGACGGCGACACTTTCATTCTGAAGAATATCGAGCAATTGCCAGGCCCAGAGGGCAAGCTGCGTGTATTCTCTAGCGCGCAAGGATTTTCGGACTGGCACACGAGCCGATCTGAAATAACTATTGAGGGGAGGCCCGTATGGTTCGCGAGGCGGCTTTGATTGGCGCAGCGCTGATCTTGGCCGGATGTGCGCCCGAATGGCAGACGCGAGCGGAAGATGCGGTTCGCCAAAAGCTTGACGACCCTTACAGCGCGAAGTTCGATTCGATCGAGAAGTGTAAGCCGGCAGGCCTAGTGAGCGGCAGCGTAAATGCCAAGAACGGCTTCGGCGCGTATGTTGGATCAACGCCCTTCATTGTTAAAGGTCTGTCGGTCTATTTCCCGGACACCGTTGGGCCCTTTCCTGACGAGCCGTTGGAGGAGCAATTCTTTTACAGGCTTCGGCGGTATTGCTTAGGCACAGGCCCGGCTATCACTATCCAGTCCTATGCCGCTGAGCATGGCGCATAACCCCCGCCAAGCCTGAGTGAGGATCAGAAATGAGCGAAGAAAGTCCGCCACCAAAGCAGGAAATCTATTGGCACCACATCCCCACCGTCTTCACGGACGGGGCGATCGGCTCAGCATGGGCGGGCGGCACCGTTCGCATTGTCATGGGCGAGGTTTGCTTCAATATCGCCGAGGGCGCGACAATGCCGGCGTCGAGGCCTGTGGTGAATCTTGTGATGAATGTGCCAGCTCTTCGATCCTTTGCTGAATATATCAACAATCTTCTGGAAAATGGCGGCGATGCCACAACATGATTTCCAGCGCGCCATAGACGGCCTGCGCGAGTCTGGCCGCCAGCAGCCTGGCAGTCAGCTTGCGTCTGGAGGCGGCATGGGCAATAATCGCATCCCTCACCAGTCATATGGCGGCGGTGACGGAGGCGGTATGGAAGCGCGAGTCGCGGTCTTGGAAACCAAGATGGAGCATATCAAGGAGGGGTTGGACAAGCTCTCTGATGTGCCCGTGCGCCTTGCGAAACTGGAAGTGAAGGTCGACCATCTGCCGTCTAAGAGCTTCGTCGTTACCGCTGCCCTCGGCACCATTGGTGGGGTGGTGACACTGCTTGGCCTACTCCAGCATCTCGGCATTTTAAAATAGCGGGTCGCCCATCTCCGCGCTGACGATCCTCCCCGGCACCGTCACAAACCACCGCCCCGCCTCGTCATAACTCCCCAGCCCTAGCTCGACCGCATCGTGCCGAGCCTCTTCGCGCGTCTGGCGCCAAGGGCCTGTCCGCGCTCGTCACCCGCCACCTGATCGGCTTGCGGCCCATGATTCGCGCATAGCAAATCCCGACCGCACATATAATCACACGCGATGTGCAATTTGCGTGCGATTATCGCTTGACGTGGGTGCGGAACTCGCACATATCTTCCTCATCGCCAGATCGTCCCCGGACCGAAGACGGCGAGCAGCACACCCCGTCCCCGGACGGCGAGCACAGGAGGAAAGATGTGGAGTGCAGATACGAAACCCTGAAACCCGGATGCGCTGTTCGGGTCCACTTCGGCAGCAGCGGCTCCCAGATCGCGGTCGTCCATGACCGGACGCCGGCCGGTAACGTCCGCGCTTACAAATACTCGGCGAAGACGAGGTGCTGGAAGGGGCCGATCCGCATCCGGCCGGCCGACATCATGCCCGGCCTTGTCAACCGCACCGAACTCGAACGGCTCCCCGCCGTCCCAACCGCCTAACCTGCCATCCCCAGCGAGCCTTGGCCCCTTAGGAAAGGGCCGGCTCCGAGGATGACGGCAGTATTTGAAGGTAAGATGAGATGAGTTCATCTGCAATCCGCGAATTATTGGTGATCCAGCTCAAGGCGACTGCCGCGCTGCAACTCCAAATGGCTGCGGCCCTGATCGGCAAAGGTCAGGATGAACTTCGCAACCACTTCCTGCAATCCTCTCGCCTGATGGCCGAGACGGTCAAGGAGCTTTCCGCATGACCCTCCACGCTCACCCCGTAGCGGAAACCCAAGCCGACCCCCTCGCCGGCATTGGCGACTGGGTTGCCTACTCGCTCAACGATGGCTGGGCGAAGGTTCATTATCGCGGCTCGCACGACGTTGTTTTCGACATGGCGCTCTATTCGAAGAACCCTGCGCTGTTCGTGAAATACCGTCCGCTGGGCAAGAATCGTCGGCGCGTAATCCTCGCGAAGATGAAAGCCGACGCAGCCGCAGCCCTGTTCGACAGCGACGAGCTGTATGTGCGGGCGGGGGAGGTGGGAGCGTGAGCCTTCCCATGCGCCGCGACCAGTTGCGGCACCATATCCCGGCCTTTCTGGCATGGCTCACCGATTATGGCGCGGAGATTGGGCGGCAGACCAACCCCTATGAAGTGGTCCGCTACCGGGCCTATTGGCGCGCGTCTCGCAAGGCATCGACACACATCATCTATGCGAAGGACAATGGCCTGCTGACATGGACGGGCGCGAGCATAGAGCATTTCCGCGCCTTCCTCGCGGATGAGCGGCCGGGCGATTCAATGCGGGTTGCGCCGAAAGAGCCTCTTGCGGTCCCTGGCTTCCCACCCGAGCCTGTGGAGGCTGTCAGCATCTCAGCTCGCCAGCGCAAACGACTGCGCGAGCGCGACGGCGACGAGTGCTGGTTTTGCGGCCTGCCGATGGGCGACGACTGCACGCTTGAGCATCTGGTTCCTAAGTCTAAGGGCGGCTCGAACGCGCTCGACAACTTCGCGCTTGCCCATGCGAAATGCAATCACGCCGCCGCCGACAAGCCGCTGGTCGAGAAGATCGCCATGCGCCTCCAACTCCGTGGAGTAGCAGCATGATCCGCCTCGACGCCCAACTCCACGGCAGCACGATGCAGAGCCTTCTTGCCTCGATCGATAGCGCTGAGAAGGCGGCCCGGTTCGCTGACAGCATGATCTACGATGGCCACGATCCCAACCGCTGGTCGCAGGCCGCACAGTCTTCCGACGAACTCGCTGAGGACGGACGCAAACAGGTCCGCCGCCTCCTGCAATCTATGCTGCCGGGCGTGGATCTGGATAAGCTGGGGAGGGTTATGTGAGCGAGCCTGAGCAAATCACGGTAGCGGAGTTTCACAGCCGCCTGCGCGCCCAAGGTGTCGCAAATCAGAATCACGCGGCGCTGGTTTGCCCGATCTGCGGAACCGTTCAGAGTATGGCAAGTCTGGTGGAGGCCGGGGCCACAAAGGAAGAGGCAGAACGCCTCATTGGCTTTTCGTGCGAAGGCCGCCTGACTGGCGCGGGGCCGTGGCCAAACAAACCTAATGCAAAGCGGAGAGCCGTTCGAGGCTGCGACTGGTCGCTTGGGGGTCTGTTTAAGCTCCATAGGCTTGAGGTGACCGCCGATGGTGAGCCGCCGCATCCTCGCTTTGAGGTAGCCACACCAGAGCAGGCACAAGCCCTCGCCTCCGCCCGTGGTGAACAGCCATGAGCGAGATATCGCAGGAGGTGATTGAGCGCATGGTGGCTCTGGTGCGCAAGATGGAGCCAGAGGGTAGTCACTCCGGAAGCTACACGCTGCGGCGTGAGGACTATGTGGAAGCCCACGCCATCGCCGCCCTACTTCCCGAGCCCGTCGATCCGGATCTGATCGAGGCGCGGGAGTTGGCGTTCCCCGGTGCAGAGGAATTTACCGACGAGATCGCGGCCGGAAAGTGGGACACACACCCGGTCGTCCTCAATGTCTTTCGGGCCATCAAACGCGGCCGGGCCCTGGAGCGCGCCAAGTGACCCGCCTTACCAACATCTGCGCTTGTCTGATCGGGTGCGCGATTATTGCCGTCATGGTGATGATGTGAGGAAAGGAGCGGCACGTAATGGCTGAAAACAGCAAAATAGAATGGACCGATCACACATGGAATCCGTGGATGGGTTGCCAGAAGGTCGGCGCGCCATGCGATAACTGCTATGCCGAAAACCTTCTCGATACACGCCATGGTCGCGTCGCCTGGGGGCCGGAAGGTGAGCGCATTCGCACATCGGCCAGCACATGGGCCACCCTGCGCAAGTGGAACCGGCAAGCTGCTCTCGCAGGCACGCGCCCGTTCGTCTTTTCGCTGAGCCTCGGTGACATATGGGATAAAAAGGTTGATCCCGCTTGGCGTCGTGACTCCTTTGATGAGGCCCGCTCCTGCCCAAACCTTATCATGCTTTACCTATCGAAGCGGATTGGCAACGCTGTCGAGATGGCACGCGAGGCTGGGGGGCTCCCGCCCAATGCGGCACTTGGCGCGACATTCGGCGATCAGCGCGACTATGACCGGGACCGCATCAAGTTAAGGGATGCTGCAGCCGAGCTCGGCGCGCTATTCACATTCGGCAGTTTCGAGCCGCTGCTTGGCCCGGTCATTCTCGACAAGAACGCGCCGGACTGGATCATCGTCGGCGGCGAAAGCGGACATCGCGCCCGGCCAATGGACCTTGACTGGGCGCGCTCGCTGCAGCGACAATCCGCCGAGCTAGGCCGTGTCTTCAACTTCAAGCAGGTCGGAGGGCGTGGGCGCGACAAAGGCGGTCACAAGCTTGACGGGCAAACCTATTTCGACCGGCCAGCAGTTCAGGCCGCCGCATGACCCTATCCCCCGCTGCTTCGTGGAACAGCCCCCGTTCCAAGCACCCTGCCCCATGCCGCTCGGAGCGCGGCTGCGGGCTACAAGAGGGTGGGGAGGAGCGCTGTGATATCTGCCAGGGGCGCGGCGTCACCGATTACGCTGACAGCCAATGCTCGATTTGCAAAGGAACGGGCAAAGCGTTGCCCCCTCCCGGCGATGCAGGGAGCGAGGGGTGATGATCTGTTATCGTGACATGACGTTCTGCGCCGCTCAATGCGCGACGAAAGAATGCCCCCGCCAGTTCAACGAACGGCAACGCGAGGGTGCGCGCAAATGGTGGTCACATGATCCCAATAATGCACCGATCGCGGTTGCGGATTTCCACCATAACTGCCCCGATTACGCACCGGAGAGCCGGATATGACCAACACCCCCGATCTCACTGTGACGCAGGAGGCGCTTGCCGATCTGGCCGCGCGAGCCTTGCCTTGTCCGTTCTGCGGAGAGCAGCTTGTCGTACAGTCGGACCATCACGGATTTTGGGTCGCTCACAAAAACGAGCCAGGCCCGTGCGTCATGTCGATCCATCAGATATTCGACGAGTCCGATCTCGCAGAGTGGAATGTCCGCACCATCCTCTCCCGCCCAGAAGCGCAGGCCGGGGAGGTTGTTGCAGCTGCTCGGCTGCTTGCAGAACACGCGCAGGCCAACGGCTATGATCGCTTCCGATGGGGTGTCACGGTCCAAACCGAAGGGGAGCAGGCCGAGCGCTACGATGTGACGGTTACCGGGCCAGATGCCCTCGCACCGCGCGACGGCGGGGAGGATGAGATTGAGCGGGTAATCAGGGGAATAGAGCCGATCCTTTACCCCGACCATATTTTGACCCGCGAACGGTATGAAGCAGTCGCCCGCGCAGCCCTAGCCACCCTCGATCGGGGGAAGGCGCAGGTTCGGGATGGGGTGCTTGAGGAAGCGGCGCAGATTGCTGACGCCACCCAGGCAGATGAGTTTCAGCGGTCACCGTTTGGGAGCGGCTTGAGCCAATACGGCGAAGGCTATGAGGCTGCAGCTCGCGACATCGCCGCCGCCATCCGCTCACGCCGCGAGGGGAAATAGGATGGGGGCGACCTTCGATAGCGGCAGTGATCTAGCCGCCTTGGTGCGGGATTTGGACGAGTATCTCGCTGCCACGGGCGGTTGCGGCGACGGCCACTGTGTCATTGTGAAACCCAAGGGCATGCACACCAATGGCGGCTGTCATTGCTATCGCAGCGGCTTCAAAATGCAGAAATTCGCCTATGCGCACAATGTCTTTGCGGATGGTGTCAGAGCCCTCCTCTCTGACAAGGCGAGGGGCGAATGACCGACCTTCTTGCGCTGGCACTGGAGCGCATCCGGGATGGCGATGTCCCGCGTCCGGTCGCCAGCTATTGGCGGCGCGACCGCAAGCCCTGCAAACATGATCAATGCGCGCACGGCAAGTCGATGTGGCAGGACTGCGGGGAATGTATTTCCGCCTTTGCCGCCGAAGTCTTGGACACCGCCAAAGCCCGCGCCGGTAGCGGGGTGGAGGGGTAGGATGACAGCCCCAGCGCGCATCACTCAGGACGACATGAACCGGGCGACCAAGGCCGTGAAGGCGGCCGGGTTCGAGCGCGCGCGCATCGTCATGGATTTGAAGAAAGGAAGAATTGAGGTCATCGTGGGCGAATCGCCTACCGTCGAAGCGCGGGAGGAATGGAGCGACGATGATGTCTGATCTTCCGCCGAACGTGAACGCCGTGATCGATCGCCACGGGAAGACACGCTATCGCTTCCGGCGCAAGGGCTGGCGGAGCGCCTATCTGCCTGGCAAGCCTGGCGATGCTGATTTTCACGCGGCCTATGCGGCGGTGGTGAAGTCTGGTGCCAAGGTGGTTGACGTCCAATCGCCTCGACGACCGACCCCACGCAGCCTTGATGATCTTCTGTCCCGCTACAGGTCATCGACCCGCTGGCGCAAAAAGGGTGCACGCACGCAACTGGTGCAGGGCCGCATCCTCGACCGCTTCATGGAGCGTACAGGCAAGTCGGGCAGGCGGTTCGGCGAGCGGCCTATCGGCGACGTGACGGTCGGATGGCTGGACAGGATTCTTGGTCAAATGTGGGAGAAGCCGGCCGCCGCCAACGTGCTGCGCAAGGTTTTGTCCGGGCTCATGGAGCACGCTATCAGGCTGGGCTGGCGCGGCGACAACCCGGTTCGGTCGACCGAGCGATTCGAGGAAGGTGAGGGCTTCCACGACTGGACCGACGACGAGATCGAGAAGTATCGCGCGGCCCATCCTCTCGGAACCATGGCCCGTCTCGCCCTGGAGCTAACGCTGAATACCGCAGCTAGGCGGTGCAATGCCAACAAGATCGAGCGCGACCACCTGAAGGGCGGCAGGATCTTCGTAGCCCACGCAAAGAAGAACAACGATGCGTCGGTTCCGATCCTTCCGACGACGCAGGCGGCGCTGGACGCATTGCCCGCCGCGCCGATCCGCTTCCTCATCATTACCCAGTTCGGGAAGCCGTTCACCGATGCCGGACTGGGCAACAGGATGCGAAAATGGTGCGATGCTGCCGGCCTTCCACACTGCTCCATCCACGGCCTTCGCAAAGCCTGCTCGAGGCGCCTCGCGGAGAATGGCGCAACCGATGCCGAGGGGCAGGCTGTTACCGGCCACAAGAAGGCCGAGACGTTCCAATATTACCGCGCCAAGGCGAATCGTGCGCGTCTGGCCGACCGAGCTTTTGAGCGGTTTTCAGATGACAGCGGGGCAGAGTGA